CACTTTTACCATCCTTACCTACTGTAGTACCTTCAATCTTTTCTAAAGTCTCACAATACTCCACAACTTTTTCAAGTTCTTCATCAGTAAAGAGTTGATCCCAAAATACATAAGGATATGTAACACCCGCACGTTCCTTAGGGAACAAATATAACATTCTACTCATTCTATTTTCTCCACGTTTAATGCTTCAACATATAGTTCTCGCATTATAGTTTTTAATTTATCTGGTTCGACATTCAATTGTAGGCTATCAATATACTTAGAAAGTATAGTCATAGTGTCCTCTGCTTGATCGATTAATTCTTGATCTTGGTCAACAGATATTTCACTAAAATCTTCTACAATCGATAAGTCAGATATTCCACATTTATATAGGTTATCAATAACAGTATCAAACATAAATGGATTCTGTTTATTTAAAACAACCACTTTTACATATGTGTCGTGGTGTTGTGTGTAATTGTATTGTTTCCAATATTCAAAGTCCTGCTTCGTATCATCATACGTTACCTTATAGAACATACGGTATGGATTTTGAATAAAGGTAAATTCTCTAGTGTCGGTATCAAAGATATGGAATCCACGTGGATCATTATAATCAGACCAAGTCATTTCACCAGGAGTACCAACATAGGTAATATGACCATCACTTGATTTGTGATGGAAGTGTCCAGTCAATACTATATCATACTTCTTTAAAGAAGATTTGTCAATACCTTCATGGCAAATGTTTCCTCGATCCATTTCAAATCCGGCAATCTCAAAGTGACCGAAACAGATTTGTGACCTAGATTCTTTTATTTTATTAAAGATATCAGTTTGGTTATCATCACATATCCAAGGTACCACATCAACATCAATACCGTCAAAATTAACTGTATCGAAAGAACTATGTATAGTAATGTTACCATAATCGTTTAGTAGTAGAGAGGATGAGTTTACCTCTAGTGTATTTTTATATGCAACGTCATGATTACCAAGTAATGTGTGGAACTGTATATTATTTTCTTTTAATGGTTCAAAGAAATACTTACGTACCAAATAAAGAGAGTTGAAGTTAATAAACTTTCGGCGATCAAATAGATCACCTAACTGAAACACGGTATCAATTCCATTCTCTTTGAGGTATGGGAAAAATATCTGTGAGTAAAACTTCTCATAGTACCTATGGAAATCTAAAGAGTCGCCACGCATACCGTGATGCGTGTCACCAAGAATCGCAATTTTCATAATCTTATTCTACATCAGGTGATAGGAAGTTGTCAACTCCCTTAATTACTTTTGCCTTCTTCTTTTTCTTATTTTCTTCAAAGTTGTGGATGAATTCCGATATGTTATCGTACATCTCAAACTGTTTGTAATTACCATCTTGATCTTCAAACATTTCGGCTTCATCTAGAATACCAAACTGTTCTGTTGCTTTATACTTCACATAGAGTTGTTTCTTCTCACGCATAATCCTACGAAGGAATGCAAAATAAATTATCTGAGTAAAGTATGCAAATGGATTCTTTGATTTGGCAGGATCAAAGTTTCTAAAATACATTAGACAGTTTTCAATACCATCCGATATCATCTCATCTCGGTAAGAGTATGACACAAAGTTTGGTTTTCTAGATAGATGCTCGGCTATCTTTAAGAAGCATTCACCAATATAATTTGGTATAGATGGCTCTGGTTTTCCCTCTTGTTCTGCGAGTACACACCTAGTTTTATAGTCAATAAGTGCGGCAAGGAACTCATCGTTCTTTACATAATGTTTTTCATTTGCCATAATTTTCTCTCTTTGCGCTTGACATCTTTATTTTTACTTGTATAATGGTTGTGTTATCAATGAAGTTTATTTCTTTTGAATTCTTCTATTGCTTCCATTACCTCATCAGTAATCTCTGATTCCTCTAAATCTTCTTCCTCTAGATCAGCTGTTTCTATTTCACTCTGAAGATAATCTTCTAGTATCTTACCGAAGTTTTCTTTACGTTGCACGTTAATCTCAACCATTTTATTATAATATTCTACAAGTTTATTCTTTGGACTAAAGAAGGTTAATACATCAGTATTGGATACTATTGCATGGTTTTCTTCAATCAATTCATTAGGTAACCATGGTGCCACTAACATCATAGTTTGTCCTGTTGGTAATCTACGAAAGATTAAACGCAAAGGATTAGTAAGAGTTACCATATTGCCAACTTGTGTAACATCAGAGATGATGTCATCTCCATTCTGCATTCTAACTAGTTTAATATTCATGTTTTTAACTCTATGTTGTAGAACTTGTAATTGAACTTTTCATCATCATATATCTTAACACGTTCTATGAAATGTTTCAAGGTAAAATTGACATATTTACCGTGACGAAGATCATCCGCTATATCAAACAAGACTGCTTCTTTTTTGTTTTCTCCTATCCTCAAGCCACGACCAATTGATTGTAGATTTCTGACTCTAGATTTAGATGGAGAAGCAAAGACCACATTATGTAGATTGCGAATATTAATGCCGGTACTAAAAGTGCCGTAAGAAGCAACAATGATAGCATCGTTTTCCTTTTCTGTTATTGATCGTACCGATTCGCGGACATCAACATCAGTTCCGCCGTGGACAAAGAATACATGCCTATTTTTTGCATGTTCTTTAATAGTTGCATACAAATCCTTTCCGTGTTTTTCAACGAACTGGAATAGTATGAGAGTGTTACCTTCAAGTGAGAGTGCTAGATTACGAATAAACTCATTTCTTTTCGGGTTCATTACTATATATTCTAGTTCTTGTTGGTAGTCCCAACCCTTCTTAGCTTCTTTTCTAACATGTTCAGGATACTCAAGTATCAAACATTTAATCTTAAAGTCTGCCAGTTGTTTATCTTCAATCAATTGAGCAGTGGTTGTAGATTGATATAGTGGTCCAAACAAACCTTCTAGTACCAATTTGTGTGTCTGAGTGCCATCTACAGTACCAGTACAACCGATACGATACTCTGCATTTACTAACCCAGACATAATGGTAGTTAATGACTTTGATTTAAACTGATGAGCTTCATCACCAAATACGAAATCAAATTGTTCAAAGTATTCTGAGGGATTCTTATAGATTGATTGCCAAGTTGTAATCGTCAAAAACTTATCTGTAGTTTTATCTCTACCAGAATATTGACGATGACAATGTTCCTCTGAATCATAACCATAGTCTGCAAAGTCTTTATACATCTGTTCAACAAGTGATGTTGTTGGAACAATTAACAAACCTTTTTTATAATCTTTGTACTGTAGATATCTTAATATCAAGTATTGTATCAACGACTTACCTGAACCAGTCGGTGACAGTAACAACATCCGTTTGTTTCTTACGGCTGTAAGGAAGGCTTTGTATTGATATTCTCTTATGCCTTCTGTTATAATAGCTTTGTTAAGATTGATCTGTTCTAAGAATTCATTTGCTTCGACAGCTGAGAAACTAGTTGTTGAGTTGACTTCTGGTTCAATGGCTAACTTATAATCTCTCTCATCACAAAACTTTTGAATGTACGGAAGTAATCCGTGATAGATGGTAAAGTTTCTAAGATCAGCAAGTCGTATCTTGCCATCCCAAATCTTATTCTTAAACGCAGGCATAAACTGATAACCTGGTACGTAGAATGTAAAGTAGTCTGCTAGTTCTTGTGCAGTACCACGTTCACATTCAAACGTTATGTACGCTTCATTTAGTTTGCGTAAAATTAAATCTGACATTATGCACCATTAACAAATCTTTCCCACGCAATAAAGTCACGAATTTGGAAAGTTCTAGAATTAAGTTCTTTAATTATTGAAGTACAGACATCAACGATCTCATCATGTATAACTTTTTTTGCTTTATACTTGTTGATATCTTCATCTGCTTCTAAATATGTAGTGATGTCAGATTTGAGGGTAAATGGAAATGGATCCCAACCAAACTTCTTCAAGTCATCATCATCTAACTTACCAGTATAGTATTCCCATTTGAGTTTTTTCCAACGATTAAGTTGAAACTCAGCATCTCTTGCCATCATACGATGGTTAGACATGATGGTAACATATTTACTATGTAATTTGGGTATGTTTAGAAGTTCACGTCCTGGTTCAGTACGATCCATCTCAGCGTCTTTACGCCACATCTCTAGTAGTTCTTCAAGTTGATTCATAAAATAGTCTCCTTTATGGAGATTATACACTAGTTAATAAAGAAATTCAAGCTGAAAATAAGAATATCTGAACGTTACATCGGCAGTAATAACATTGTCTGGTGTATCAGTTGCCGAGAAAATCATTGACGATAATGAAATAGGAAAGCAATCAACGAACCTCACTTTGTAATGTGGTTTATTTGATGATGAAAGTACCGTTAGAATACCTTCGGCAAACTGTGGAAAGTTTGTATTGACATAAGGTGATAAATCTTTTAGTCCTGCGTACTCTGCATAGTCAGTAGGAAATGTAATCCCACGCATCCAATCATGCACTTCTCTCCATGCAGCAAGATCCTCATCAACTAAAAATGTCACGTTAAACGGTTCATAAATTAACTTCTCACCCGGAGAATAGAGGTCAACATATGGTGTATTACGAGGAATCTCCGCAAGAGATATTCCTGGCATAGACACAGATTGACAGAAGTATTGAGTATTTGAAACACGAGGAAAGTTTAATTGAAACTTATTACCGTGTTGTAAACTTGGATTAATTGCCATAGTTATTCCTGTTTGATGATACTATTTATGCACATAAAAAAAGAGGGATCCGAAGATCCCTCTGAAAACGTCATATTGTTATTATTATATTCTACTAAAATTACATCAAGTTTGCGATCTTGAATGCACGATAGTAGAAGTTTGACTGACGGTGTAGAACACCAGCGCCTTGTGTAGTACCTTCTGCAAATGGGTTTGCAACCATACCGTAACGAGTCTTGAAACCAATTTTCGGTTGGAAGCTACCTGTATCTACAGCACGAACCATTTGTAGAGGAACGTATGGGCAATAGAAGATACCAGCGTCATAAGCGTTTGAACCTTTGTAACCAACA